AAATATAAATAAAAATGGTACTGGTGAAGAACGAGATACTTTTGGAAACTTTGTAGGTATGGGCGTAGGAGCACTTAAAAGTAACTTTGTACAGTCTCCTCTTGGTAGTACTGGAGATTCTAAAGAATTAAATATAACAATGTCTGGTAACTTCTCTAGTAATAACAGACCTGCTAGCGTTATATTAGCAAGTCAAGGAAGAGCTAATGAAACTGACTCTGACTATATAGTTGTATCTAAAGCAGGAGAAACTTCTCATGCTAAAGTAGATTTAAGATTTAATGAAAATATTTATAGCTACTATATTTTAAATATATTTGATGATACTTGGAAAGAACTTAGATTTACATTTTATAATGGAATATTAAACATTTATAATTATGATACTAAAGTAACAGTCTATGATTCTTTAGGTAGCGATAGAAAAGTAGTAGATAGAGTAGAAGCAGCGATTGCTAATATAGCTTATAATCCTTTAACTTTAATGACAGAGCCTAATACTACTACAACTACACAAGGCTATATATCTGATTTTAAAATAGAAAAAGTAGATAGAACACATGAGATTGTCTTTGAAGGAGCTTTATCTAGTACTTCTAATGATATGAGATATTACCAAGTTAGAGACATAAATACTTTATCTTTAGGACTTGATGATGGTGCAAGCCTTAGTGATGCTTTTGTAGGTTACTTTATGGGAACAAAAATATATTTAGATGTAATTACTGAATCTCTTAATGATGGACTTTTTCCTCGGTTAAGAAGTGAAGATTATACTATTTATATAGAAATGACTAAACAAATTATAGACCTAGAAACAGGAGAAGAAAGTAAAGTTTGGAATATTTCTAATTATAATAACAGTCCTAATACATACTCAGCTATTGCTTTAATTAAAGACAACGACTTAAATTTAAATCCTCCAGCTTCTGGTTGGAATAATACTCTTGTAGAAGATGCTGGAGTTCCTGTAGGTTTTGATACTTATACTATAGAAGCAGGAGATGTAATAGAGTTAAATAGTCATAATTTAACAGATAAATTTAAAATTACTATGTTAGGTTCTTTTGGTAATGAAACTAACTCAGAAGACTCAGATGCTATATATTATAGTAATCATGCAGATGCTCAAGGAATAACAGATACTGGCATATTTTATATCGGTAGAGAAGGTACTACTAACACAAGTGTATTAGGATTTATACCTAAGAATGCTACAAACCATAAAATCTTTGAACCTTCGAATCCTTTCATTACTCCTATACTAACTCATAGAGCTAATACTAATGAAAGAATAACAGGATTAAATGCTTTAGATGTACCTGTTAGAACAATACCTATAGTAGATAGTAATGATATTTTAACTATACCTACTTTAGACCCTACTTTAACTATATCATCTGTAGGAACTGGTAGTACTACACCACAAGTAAAAGCTGGTATTAGATTAACTTCTACCGATAGTTCCGATTACTTTAATACTTATTATATGTTACAAGGTGGTACTAACGCATTTAGTACTAGTAATCAAACATGGATTAAAGAAGGAGATTATACTTCTCCTGTTACTAGGTTTACTAAAACTATAGCTAACTCTGGAGCTTCTAATGAAACTTTAACTTGGGAATTAAAAGTAGGAACTACTACTCAATTTAAAGCTACTTGGAATAAATTTAAAACTTATAATGAAGATGAAGGAGTAGTTACAGAAGAAAATCCTGCTTATCCTCATTATTGGGGAAATATTCTTTGGGATACTGCAGATGATTCTCATGGTTATACTATCCCCGAGTTTACAATAACCCAAGAAACATTTCTTAAATTTATAAATGCTAGTGCTAAAAAGTTTTATGATGTAACTTTTAGTGATGGTACTTTATTTACTTTAGAAGAAGGAACTGTTAATGTTCTTAGTACTGATAATATAGCAGGTACTTTTAGCTCGGGAGTTACTTTTACTAATTTTGAAGACTTTGAACCTTCTGAATATAATCGTAAAACTTTCTCAGTTCAATGGGGAGACAACGCTAATGAAACTATAACAAGTCCTGTTTCACATACATATAGTGAAGGAGTTCCTACTTATGTAAATGGAGTTCAAAAACTTTACTTTGACGGAATGATAAGTGGTCATTCTTCTATGAAAAAAGTAGAAGTAGAATATAACAATGGCAATGTTGTTGTTAAAATAGATAGCGAAGAAAAAGTTCTTTATGAAGATGCTGGTTTAACTACTACTAAATCTAGTATAAATACTTTTAATGGTTTTAGTTATAATAGTATCTTACCTAAAATTGGTAATATTACTACTTTTGATACTACTAACGAAGACTTTTTATATAAAGGTATTCCTGTTGCAGCTAAAGATAAAGGAGCAGATTTAAAATTAAGATTCTTTAAATTAGATATACTTGATGGTACAGGAGTTAATAATATCTTTGATTATAGATTTGAAGATAATACAAACAATATAGTTCTAGATGAAGATAGTAGTACTAACAATGCTATATATCATAACTCTAGTAGTTCTTCTAGTACTTGGACTACACCTACTCCTACTCTTACTACTAAATTGCATTATGAATTTAACAACAGTACTGAAGAAGATAGTTCTGTTTCTAAAGATACTGAAGGAAGTAAAGCTGGAAGTAAAGTAACAGACTCAAGTCCTAATTTACTGCATGCTACTATGAACATAAACAGTATTCAGAAATATTCAGATTGTTGGATAACACCTCCTAGTGTAAACTATTATGATAGAACAGTTAAGTTTGGTTATCCTACTGTTAACTCTTATACTTTATCTAAATACTTTTTACAAAAAAATGGACAATCAGTAGCTACAGGTAGATTAAACTTAAAAGCTTTAGAAGTATCTTTTGCAGAAGCAGTTTATTTTGATTTAGAAATAACACCTGAATATAGAGATACTTATATAAAACAATTTTCTACTGGAGTAGGACAAACTACTTCTGATACAATTAATGTAGAAAAAGGTAAACATAAATTTGGATTAAATGCTTTAGCAGAGCATTTAACTTTAACACTTAAAAACAAATCACCTTTTAAAACTAGGTTTACTGCCTTAGGTTATGAAGGGTCATATATAAATAGGAGCAAGGTTCGATAATGGCAAAATCAATTATAGAAAAGACAGGAGCTCAAGTAATAGGTAATAGTTATGTTATTGATTATAGCTCCTTAGAAACTTTAGAAAACTTTACAAATTTAACAATTCTTCATGTAAAAAATTATCAATTAGAAGATGAAGATAAAGTAGTTTTAACTGTAAATACTAACTATACAATAGATGAAAGTAATTTAGAAATTACTATAAACAGTAGTACAGTAACTGTAGATAGTGCTAAAGATAGAATAGCAATATTAAGAACAACTGATGTTAATAATCCAGCAGTTGCTTTTACTGATACTGCTATACTTACTGATACTGATTTAAATACTTCTGTTAAACAAGCAGTTTTTAGATTACAAGAATTAAATGAACAATCATCTGATGGTTATGATACTACTTCTTTAGCTTTAGAAAGCAAAGTAAACTCTAATACTAATACTATTAACGCAGTTACTGCTTCGGGTTGGGTAGTTAATAATAGATTAGCAGATGATGCAGTTACTACTGATAAAATAGAAAATGGAACAATACAAGGTTCTGATTTAAATTTAGCTAATGTTAAAGCAGCATTAGGAGATTTATTATATCCTATAGGTTCTATTTATTGTAACTATAGTAATAGTACAGACCCAGGAGCTTTATTAGGTTTTGGTAGTTGGACAAGAATAGAAGGTAAAGTAATGGTAGGTTACCATGCAGGAGATGAAGACTTTGGTTCTTTAGGAGAAGACTCTTCTTATGGAGAAAAGAAACATCAATTAACAGTAGCAGAATTAGCTTCTCATACTCACTCAATAGGAGTTGTTAGTATTAACGATAGAGATGATGATGAAAGAAAAGATACTGCAGTTTTTGGGAGAGGTAGTACTAATACTTCATCTACTGGAGGAGATGTTCCTCATAATAACTTACAACCTTATGCAGTAGTTAATATGTGGAGAAGAACTTCTTAATGTTTTATTTAAAAAGACTACGAACCCCCGAAGAAAAATTTCAAGCTGCTCAGTTACACTTTAGACCTTCTGATATTATAGAGTTTACTGGAGCAACTGGAAAACCTTGGGAGTTTGGATATACAGAAGCTTTAAAGGAAAGCGATATGCTTTGGGGAGGAGTCAATGAAAAAGGAATAATGATTTGTGCAGGAGGTTTTGTTTTAACTCCTAACTTATTAATTCCTTGGTTTGCAGGAACAGAAGATAGTCATACTGAAACACTAGGTTGGGTTAGACTTGGAAGACAACTAACAAAACTTTTTAAGACTTTTAACAAACCTATGAGTAATTATGTTTGGATACATAATGAAGCAACTATGAAATGGTTGCGTATGTTAGGATTTAAAGTAGATAAAGAAACTATACATACATTTTATTTTGGGGTACAATTTTACGAATTTTATATAGATAAGCAAAGAAAGGAGCTTGAGAATGTGTAATCCAATAGCCGCTGCATTAACATTAGGAAGCTTAAAGGCAGGAGCAAGTATTTTTGCAGGAGCTAGAAATAACAAAAATGCAAACGCCTTAGCTGAAGCTCAAGCTGAAGCAGCTAAAAATAAGTTTTTTGAAGATAGAGCAAGAACTGAACTTAACTATCAAATGGATTTAGAAGCTATAGAAGAACAAGAACAAATAGCAGACTTTAAACAAGCAGTAGAAGAAGATAATATTTTAATAGCTATAGGAGATAAACTACCAGCAGGTCAATCTACTTCTAAAATATTTACAAATACTTTAGCTTCTGGAGCTTTAAATATGGCTACTTTACAAGGGAATAGAGAGAACTTAAGAAGACAAAATGTTTATGCTTTTAAAGATAGTCAATCTCAATATGAAGGTAAACTAGAAGAAATTAAAGGTAACTTAAATCAAAACTTTTTAGGAACAGGAGAAATGCTTTTGGGAGCAGGAGGTGCTTTCTTATCTGGAGCATCACAAGGATTAAGTATTGGTAAAAGTCTTGGTAAAGCAACTGCTCCTGCTAGTAGCGGAACTACAACAGGAGGTACGGCATAATGGTTGAAAAGTCACAAACATTTAAAGTAGGACAAGCTCCTCAAGAAATACCATCTGGAGATGTAATTAATAGAGATAATCAATTTGCTTCTTCTTTATTAAAGTTTCTAGATGTAGCAGGAGATTTTGGAGATAAAGCAGCTAAAGCATACTTAGCAAAACAAGAAGAATTTGCTAAAAAAGAACTAGCTAACGAGTATGCTAATAACCCTACCGATTTCTTTACTAAATTTAAAAAAGAAGGCTCAGATATAATTACTCCTCCTGAAGGTTGGTCTCAACTTAAATGGAATGCTTATAATGAAATGAAGGGTACTAATGATGCTGCTTCGATTAAAGCTGAGTTAGAAGGAATAAGATTAGATTATTTAAATCAGATAGCTGCTGATGATGAAAAATCTTATAAGCAAGGGGAGTTAGATGTTCTTTATCAAAATAAATTTGATAGTTACTTAAGAGAGTCTAATGGTAATCCTTATTATTTAGAAAAGTTTTATACTGTTGGTACTGCTGCTATAGCTAGTGCTACTGCTAAAGATAGAAAAGAAACTGCAGATAGAGTAATGAAAAACTTTCAAGACTCATCAAAAGCTTCAGTTGCTGCAGATTTAAATGGTGGATTTGAAGCTCATCATAAAGATAAATTTGGTAAAGGTAAAGATGGTTTAGATTTGCCAGGTTATAATTTTAGTAAGACATACCCAACAGATACAGAAGCGATAAACGCAGGTGCACAATGGGAATATGAAACTATAAATAATTATAGAAATAATTATAAAATTTTAACAGGTAAAGCAGAAAACGGAGAGGTTTCTTTAAATTTATTTAAAACTAAATCTCAAAGAGTTAAAAATATTTGGTTAGATAATACTAAAACTTATGAAGAAAAAAAGACAGAAGCCAATAGAATAATAAAAGAAATGCAAGCTTTATATGATTATTCTCCTAAAGGTGGAGTTAGTTTAAGTAAAACTTCTGGAGCAAATGATTTATTAAGTCAAATAAACAATGCTATTAGTTGGCAAACTGATGAAGACGTAGTAGCAAGTATAGCAAAAAGAGGAGAGTTAACTACTACTTATAATAATTCTGCTACTACATTAAGAAGAGCAGTTAATACTTTACTTGAAGCTACTAAACAAGATGATGGAACTCTTACATTAGCTCCTTTAACTCCTGATTTAGTAAACTACTTAGATATAGATATAAATGCTAATGCTCAAGAAAGATATGAAGCTATTAGAAATACTGCTAATAAAGAATTAGTTAATATACAAGTACAAATAGATACTGCTAGAAATACAGGAGATACTAAAACTATTAATGCTTTAGAGGCTTCTAGAGATAAATTACAAGTTCTTGCAAATGGTCAATTTGCAGAAAAAGATAATTTAGGTTCTATAAGAATATTACAACGAGCAGTATTAAATGGGACTTTTACTCCTGAATTATTATATTTAGAAGCAGAAGATTTAACTGTAGATACTATGAATAACTTTATAGATGATTATGCAGAAGGTGCTATAGATGAAGCAATAAATGAAATTAGAAGAGATATATATAGAAATCTAAATATTCCTACTCCTGATGGTTTATTAAATGACTTTATGGTAGATATACAAGGAGACCCAGTAGCTGAAAGTTTAAGAAAACTTAATCAAGAAATAATAAAGTTTTATGAAGTGGGTCAAGAATATGAAGATGCAGAGGGTAATAAGTATAAGTTCTTTGATATAGTTAAGGCTTCTAGTCGTGTACAAATTATTAAAAATGTTAATGAAGAAATTGCTAACTTAATGAAAAAAGTAGAGACTGGATTAGATAATTTTTATGACACACAATCTAAAGTTAAAGTAGAAGGTGGTACAGATACTGGTGCTAGTACAGAAAATTTTGAAAGAATAAAGGTACAATAATGACAATAAGAAAACTTCATGTTCCTTCAAAAAATGACGACTATAGAAATTTGTCTGATGAAATGATTCTTAAAGAAACTCAAATAGTAAATGAGATTAGACAAGTATTTGGTAAAGATAATCAAATGGCAGTTATAGCTATACTAGCTAACATGTATCATGAAACTGGAGGCTCTTTAGATTTTAAACAAAAACAAAATGAAGGAGGCCCTGGAAGAGGTTTATTACAATTTGAAGGTTATCATTTACAAAACTATAACAGATATATAACTGCAAACAATAAACCTAATTCTTCTTTAAGTCAAATAGAATATCTTTATGAATCTATATATGACGACGATAGTATGGTTCACGATTTTTTTGATAGAAACAAAGATGGAGTAGCAGATTTTAAAGATGGTAACTTTCCTAAAGGTTGGAGAAATGAGATAAAAGAAGCATGGGAAATAAATAACCCTTGGAATGCTACTCAAGTTTTCTCTGACGTATTTTTAAGACCAGGTATTCCTCACATGCAACGAAGACTAGATTATGCAGGAAATATATTTAATGTATATAGTAATCGTAGTATTAACGATTTTGATAATTTAAATTTACTTCCAGAACAAAAAATACTTAAAATGAATGAATATGTAGATATAGTAAAAAGAGCACAACAAAGACAATATTTAGATTATGAAGAAAGATATGATTCAAATAATGATGGAGTTATTAATATAAAAGATGATAAAAGACCTAAACCTTTAAACCCTGATAACTACGACGCTACTCTTAGATATAATACAATAAGGAATAATTAATGACTATTGGCAATAAATTTAAAAATAATAAAACTATTACTTTTCCTAAAGCTACAAATTTAGAAACAAGAGAAACTATAGTAGGCACTCCTGTTACAGATGAAGTTTTAGTAAATGGTTTTTCTAGTAGCTTTCCTGCTTTAGAGGAACTTATAAGAAACCCGCAAGAAAAAAGAATGAGTGCAGGAGGATATGCAGATTGGAGCGTAGGTTTACCTCAAGTTCCTGGTACTGGTAGTTTTACCTTTAATGCTAAATCTGTAGCTGACGCTCAAATGAATGATTTTAATAGATGGAATACTTATGTTAACTGGAACTCTAAACTTTATACTGAAGGTCAACATGACGAATGGTTAGATATACAAAAAGAAGCTAGAGTTATTTTTGAATTGCCTGAAGGAGAAATAAAAGAAGCTAGAAAAGCTTTATTTTTAGAATCTTTTGGTTTACACATGCAAGAATGGACAGATTATTTTAATACAGATGAAGGTAATATTGAGTATCAAAAATTAATAAATCATGGTTCTTGGTTTAGATTTTTAAGAGATGATAAAAAAGTTATTGAATGGAATCAAAAAAATAAAAGACTTCCATGGCAATGGCATGTATTAGCTGGAGAACCTTTTGCACAAGTAGACGCAGCTAAAATGAATGAATTTTGGGGAACTTATTTAAACTCTAGCGATTGGACAGAAGGTTCTAAAAAACGAATGGACTGGTCTACTGCTTTTACTTTACAAGATATTTTAGAATTTGATACTGACCCTAGCTTAATGTATTATATTGATAGATATAAAATAACAGAAGCTGATTTAGAAACTTCAGATTGGAGTCAATCTAAAGGAGTAGCTTTACTAAGTACTTTAGGTGGTGAAATAGGATTAGAACTTCCTACTGGAACTGCTTTTGTATCAGTTGCTAAAAGTTTTAACAAGGTAAGAAAAGGTATTATAACTGTTTTAAAAAGTAAGAATGGTCAAAACATTTTTAGAAGAAGTAAAAACGCTAGAAATACATCAAGAGCAGTAGGAGAAATTTTAACTGGAGGAGCATTCTGGAAGTATGTAGGAGGAGTAGGTAATGAAAATTATGATGCAGTTAAAGCTACTAAACATTTAGGAATTGAAACATTATTTACTTCAATAATAACTCCTCTTGGAGGTAAACTAGTTGCTAGATTAGAACCTCAAAAAGTAATTAAAGTTTTTGATGCTCATATGACAGGTAAAATGGAAACCATAACTCCTAAAGAATTAAATCAATTTAGAACTTATAGAACAATTTTAGCTGAAGCTTATGATAATGGTAATGTACCAAAGAACTTAAGAGCACGAGCAGGAGCATTTTTAGATGAGACTCAAGCTTTAGCTTCTGTAATAGAAGAGGCTAATGCTTCTGTAACTAGACTAAGTAAACTACTAGGTAAAAATCCTGATGCAATTTCTATTAAAAGATTTGTACAACAAGAAAAAGACTTATTAAAATTTGCTGAAAGAAGATTTACTAAAGTAACTAAGGCTAAGTCAATGTTTGATGATACATCTGCTGAAGGCATAGAAAAAATTAGATTAAGATGGAATACTGTAGTAAATGATTTACAAGCAGGAGCAAATCCTAATACTCAACAAATTGATGAGATGATTGAAATTTTAGTAGGAGGAGGAGCAAGGACTACACTAGATGATATTACTGCAGGAGCAAGCGAATTAGTAGAACCTATATTAGTTAGAAATAGTAACAAAGTAGTTACTTCTGTTAAAATTAGAGGTTTAAATAAATATATTAAAATGGTTGAAACAGGAGATTTTGCTAGAACAGTAGGAGGAGAAAAACCTACTAAAGCTCAATTACTAACTGCTATTAGAACTGCATTAGCACATCAAAAGAAATTATATGCAGATAAAATTTTAGCAATAGCAGATAAAGTTGCAAATGGTAAATCTTTAACAAAAGCTGAGCAAGCTTTAGTAACTGGAAAAAACAACGACTTTAAAAAAATACTAGATAATACTATAAAGTACTTAGATTTTCAAACATCAGTAGGACAAGAAACTGTAGCTTTTAAAATTAAAACAGCAAAAGTAGCACCTGTTAGAGGAGGTTATGGAAGTAAAATTAAGAAAAAAGCAGAGCTTACTCCTCAAAAAAATTTAGATTTTATTAATGATGTTAAGTTAAGAATTATTAATTCATCAGATGAAGCTGGAATTACTTTTGATGAATTAGGTAATATAAAAGGAGATGCTTCCTTAGTAGTTAAACAACTAAAAGAAATTGGTAACGAAGTATATAATATAAGAAAAAAAGTAACAGGAGAAAGAAAACCTGTTTCAAAAGATGACTACTTTGGTATACCTTTTATAGCTAATAATATATGGCATTTTGCAAAAGATTTACCTTGGGTAGCTACAAGAGCTGCTATATTAGCAGAAGAAGGTATTAATAGGGTACTAGAACCAATATATGGATTAAGTACTGGAGCAACTCAAAGAGCCCAAGTCTTTTGGGGTAACTTTGTTACTGGTATAATAAAAGGAGATAAGTATAGACTTAAAGCTGCTGCTTCTGAATTTAATAGTCTTGAATTTTTTACTAGTTTAAGAAGCCACATTAGAAGATGGAGAAGTAATATAGATTATAATAATCCTAATGCTATGATAAAAGTAGCAAATGAAGTAACTAAAGAAGCAGGTTTATTATCTAAGTGGGCATATATGCTACAAAAACATAGTGTACTTCAAACTACACAAAAGTATTCTCAATCAGTTAGAAATCCTTTAGATTGGGAAACTAGATGGACTCCTGAATTTAGAGAAGTTTTAGAATCAGCAATAGAAAATTATGGTTCTAAAAAAGGTAAAGATTGGGACGGAAAAAGTTTTAATATTGTTGATTTAACTAATGATGTAATAGCAGAAATAATAAATAAAGGAGGATTAGATTATAGCGACTTAGTAAAAACTGCTAATAACATAGGAGAAGCTACACAATTTTTAGAAAGATGGCTACCTATGTTTAACGACTCTTGGTTAGAAGGTACTGGTTTATTTACTCAAAGTAGACGTTTAACAGAACGAATGATAATAATGATGAATGATGAAGGTATACTTGGAACTACTTCTCAAGCTTCAAGACTTGCTCCTTTATTACAAACATATTTTCAAAAAACATATATGCAAGATTTAACTGTTGATTATAGTGCTAAATTCTTAAAAGACTTACAAGATATATATCCTAACAAAAAAGACTTAAGTATGATACTAGATTATTTAGAAGATAGTATAGATACAGGTTTAAGAAATATTGGGGACTTGACTGTTAAAACTCCTTTAGATGTTAATGGTAGAGGTTTTATTATGAATCTATTTGGTAAAATAGATAATGCCTCTAAGACTAGTCCTACTCAATTTGCACAATTTGGTGGAGCTTTCATTAGGTCAAGATTAAATATAGGAGCACAAACCGCAGAAAATGGAGGTTTTATAAATATTTTTAAACTTTCAAAAGCTTTGAAAGAAGGAAATAAATATGACCAATCAGTAGCTTTAGGAAACATTGCAGTATCTAGTGCTACTTGGTATACAATAGATAAAATGTTTGATACTGGAATATTAAGTTTTAATCCTAAAACTGGAAAATCAGAAATAGTAGTAGATGTTTTAAATGATGAAACTGGTATGCCAGAAAGAGCTACTGTAGATATAAATGCTTCTTATCCTCAATTTAAATTATTAATGGATATGTATATGGGAATTAAATATATGGAACATAATATAGGTTTAGCTACTGATATATATTCAGAAGACCCAGAGTTTGCAGAAGAATATGAAGAGTTAGTAACTGGTTATAAAGAACTACAATTACTAGGAGGAGAAGTAGCAAACACATGGTTTAAAACTATGTTAATGACTACTGCTTCAGCTAACTATAAGTTAATGGACGGACAAGCTCTTTCTGATACAGTCTTTTTAATGTTAGCTCAAATAGCAAAAGACCCTACTAGTTTAAGTACTATGGTTAGTTTTACAGATGATATAAACCAAGCTTTTGGAAATGAATCTTTATTACCAAACAATCCTTTATATAAAGAGTATAGAACAAAATGGGATAGGGTTGCTTCTTCTTCTTTATTTAGATTACTTGGGGATAAAGTAAATATGAATCCTCAACCTCAACAACCTAAATTTAATATGGACGGAAGCCTTGCTTATGGTATTGTTAATCCAGCAGTAGGTAAAATTAGGTATGAAACATTTGAGCCTTGGAAAGTTGTTGCAACTAAACTCTTTATGGATATGAGACCTAAGATGCCTTCAAAGGTTGTAGACCCTTTTACTGGTATAACATTAAAGACTTTCCCAAATAACATTTATCAAAGAGCAGCTTGGAGAGTTAGGAATAATATATTTCATACAGAAGGAAGTCCTTATGCACAAAATCTTAATACTATAGCAAATGAAATTGTAGAAAATCCTGGGTTTAAAAAGATGATGGAAGTAGGAGATTTAAGAAGAGCTAAACAAGAATTATCCTCAGTTTTAAATAATATTTGGAGTATTGCTTTTGAACTGTCTACTCAAGAATATGATTTTGAAGGTAATAAATTAGATTTAAATGATAAGAGCAAAGTAATTAAAAATAATAAATATCCTAATGGATTACATAAGGATAGTATATACTACTATATTAATTTTAAATTACCAAAAGCTGAAGCAATCGGAACACAAAAATTATATGGAGTAGGTAAATAATGAATAACTTAGAAAAAATGTTACAAGCATTACATTGTGAAACTGCTGACTATATGGCTAGAGAATTACAAAAAGCTAGAGAAGATGATACTTATGTACTTCCTCCAGCATTTTTAAGTTCAGTTATAAAGTTTTTGAAAGACAATGAAATTACTTGTGAAATTAAAGAAGGTACTGTACAAGCAGAATTAGTAAAAGAAATTAGTAGAGAAGATTCAGACTTTCTCAGATTGGTCAAAGGTCAATGAGAGAAATAATAGAAAGAACAACAGTAGGAACTATGGGTTTTATATCAAGTGTAGAACTTCAACAAGTTAACGAAGTACTTAGTGCAATAGTAGCAATATGTACAATTATTTATTTAATATCAGCGATAAGGAAAAATGCAAAAAGATAACGATACAGACTTAAAAATAGGAGAAGGTACAGATATAACTATACCTTTAAGGAATTTATTATCTATAATAGGTGGAGTAGCAATAGCAGTTGTAGGTTACTTTCATGTAGATGAACGTATTATGCTTCTTGAACATGAACAAGTAAGATTAATTGATGATATTCAAGCTAATGCAACATGGATTGATGAATGGGAATCAGATGGTATATTACCATTAGATGTAAAACAAAATATGAAAATAGAATTTTTAGAGAAAAGATTGGAGGAACTTGATGGCAAAATCAAAGAGCAGAGTAAATGAAGCTGGTAATTATACTAAACCTACTATGCGTAAAAGATTATTTAATAGAATAAAAGCAGGTTCTAAAGGTGGAAAGCCTGGTCAATGGTCAGCTAGAAAAGCTCAAATGTTAGCTAAAGCATATAAAGCTGCTGGAGGTGGTTATCGTGGCTAAAGCTAAATCTCAACAGTCTTTAAGTAAATGGACTAAACAAAAGTGGAGAACCTCTGATGGTAAGCCTAGTAAAGGAAAGAAAAGATACTTACCTGATGCTGCTTGGAAGGCTTTAAGTATAGCTGAAAAAAGAGCTACTAATGCTGCTAAAGCTGCTGGTAATAAAAAAGGTAAACAACATGTAAAGCAACCTAAAAAAATTGCTAAGAAAACTGCGAGGTATAGATAATGTCAGAATATAAAGTTGTTATTGATGATAAAGAAAATCTTGAAACATTTGAATATATAGTAGATAGAACTAAAACAGTAGATAATATAAATACTGCTACTTATAAAGGAGAAGATGAAGTAGAATATGAGTTTACTCCTTCAGAATATACTGAATTAAAAAGAATTGATTTAAAATTTACAAAGCCTCAAAATTTAAACTTTTTAAATTCTTTACCTTCTAACTTAGAAATTTTAAATGTAGGAGCAAATGATTTATATGGTCAAACTATACCTGCTATTACAACTACACATAGCTCATTAAAAATATTAAGATTATATAATAATGGTTTAGACGGAGAACTTCCTGATATTTCTAAATTTTCTAATTTAGAAGAGTTTAGTTTAGGAGGTCAAAGATGGGGAACATGGACTGATAGTCAAAATGGTTGGAACAAAGTATTAAAAGATAGACATAGTGTATCTAGTCACCCTGGACAGTTTACTTTATCTACAGACTTTGATGTTCCTAGTACTTTAAAAACAGTTTTACTTAAATATAATTCAATGAATACTGATACTATAAATGGTATTCTTATAGCTTTAGATAATGCAGGAGCTTCTAATGGTACTTTAGATATAAGAGGAAACCAAATGGCTACTTCTACTGGAACTGGAACTACTGCTAAAGGGAATTTAGCTACGAAAGGTTGGACAATACTATCATGAATATAATCGATAATCCTAATGAGGAAGTAGTAGATACTGCTTATTCTATTATCTATAATACTAATTCAAAAATAATAATAATGTATAATGATTTAACAGATGCAGATACTGATACTTATAAAGTAACTAGTCCTTTAAGATTAGTTACTGGAACAAAAGAAGAAATAGATAATTATATAGAACAAGAGGAGTTACATTATGAGCGTTGAATTATTAGCAATGCTAGGAGGTAGTTTATCAGGCTTTGTAATGAAGTTGATAGCTGCACAATCACAATCACAAGCAGCACAATTAGAAGGCATGTTAAAAAAACAAGGTATGGCTGATGATTCTGCTGATAAAGCTATGACTAGAACAGGTCAAGCAGGTGCTATCGTTAGACGAGTAATAGCTATTTGTACATTATTCGCAGTAATATTTGCACCTTTTATACTAGCATTTTTTAACGAGCCTGTTACTATAGAAGCTAATAAAGCAGGAGGAATCTTTGGATTTTTATTTGGAGATTTATTTGCTAAAGGTAACGGTTGGATAGAGTTACAAGGTTATGTATTATTACCAGAAGTAAGACAAACTATGTTAGCATTAGTAGGTTTTTATTTTGGTAGTTCACAAGTTAAATAGGAGAAATTATTATGCCAATGGGAAAAGGTACTTACGGAAGTAAAAAAGGTAGACCAGCTAAAAGTAAAAAACCATTAACTGCTGCTCAAAAGAAAAAGTTAATGGCTATGAAAAAGAAAAAAGGTAAAAAATAATGCCATCAAAGAAAGACCCTAGATTAGCTAGAGCAGGAGTATCAGGTTTTAATAAACCTAAACGTACTCCTAATCACCCTAAGAAGTCTCATATAGTAGTAGCCAAAGAAGGAAGTAAAATTAAAACTATTAGATTTGGTGAAAAAGGAGCTAAAACTGCAGGTAAACCTAAAGCAGGTGAGTCAGCTAGAATGAAAGCTAAACGTAAATCATTTAAAGCTAGACACGCAAAGAATATTGCTAAAGGTAAAATGTCTGCTGCTTATTGGGCTAATAAGGTCAAGTGGTAATGAACGTAACTGTTAAGGACTGTAAAGATGATTTAAAAATCTTTACATGGTATATCTGGAAACACTTAGGATTACCAAGACCTACTGACGTTCAAATCGATATAATGGATTACCTACAACATGGAGGCGATAGAATTATTATCGAAGCCTTTCGTGGAGTAGGTAAATCTTATCTAACAAGTGTTTATGTTCTTTGGAGGCTTTTCAATAACCCTGAAGAAAAATTCCTCATTGTATCTGCTTCTAAAATCAGGGCTGATGAGTTCTCCATTTTTACTAAAAGACTTATTAATGAAGTAGATATATTAGCTCCATTGCGAGGAGGACATAGAGACTCTAATGTAGCCTTTGATGTAGCGTCCTCAGGAGCTTCTCACGCTCCTTCTGTTAAGTCAGTTGGTATAACAGGTCAGTTAACAGGTAGTCGTGCTTCAGAAGTAATTGCAGACGATATAGAAGTAATCTCAAATTCACTTACAAATGATATGAGGGCTAAACTTTTACATAGATGTGGAGAGTTTGAATCAGTTTTACTTCCAGGAGGTAAGATTAAATACTTAGGTACTCCTCAAAACTATGAAACAATTTATAATAAACTAGCAGAAAGAGATTATAAACTACGAATATGGACTGCTCGTATGCCAGAGGCAACAAAAATAATTGATTATAATGGTTGTCTTGCACCTATGGTTTTAAATTCAAATAAAGAAGTAGGCGAACCTATAGACCCTATGAGATTTGATGATGATGATTTAAATGATAGAGAAAGTAATATGGGAAGGTCTACATTTAAACTACAATTTATGTTAGATACTTCATTAACAGATGAAGACAGATTTCCATTAAGAACTACAGATTTAATTGTTATGGATACTGATGGAGAAAGAGCTCCTATAAGTCTTCAATGGGGAGCTGGTAAGTCTAATTGTATAGAAGATATACCTACAGTAGGAATGGGCAATGATGCTTGGTATAGTCCTATATTCATATCAGAAGAATGGTCAGAATTTGAAGGGTCAGTTTTAGCTATAGACCCTTCTGGTAGAGGAGCTGATAATACTGGATACGCAGTAGTAAAAACTCTACATGGAAAGCTATATGTAACTGCCTTAGGAGGAATCCCAGGAGGGTACTCTGATGGTGCGTTGCAGAAATTAGCTAATATAGCAAAAAAACACAAGGTTAATGCAGTCTATCTAGAAGCAAACTTTGGTAATGGTATGTTTACCAAGTTATTCACACCTTTTCTAGTTAAGACTCACCCTTGTACAGTTCAAGAAGCTACAGTAAAAGGACAAAAAGAAGTGCGTATTATAAATACTCTAGAGCCTGTAGTTTCAGGACATAGGCTAGTGATTAGTCGTGAAGTAATCGAGAGGGACGCAGAGATTTCTAGAGACCCTCTTGAATACTTTCATTCCTTTGGCTATCAATTCACTAGAATTAACAGGTCTAAAAGGTCTTTAAAGCATGATGATGTTATAGATGCTCTTTCATTAGCAGTAGAATATTGGCAATCAGTATTAGCTACTGATGAAGATAGAGCAGTAGAACAACATAAACTTGACTGGATATTAGAAGAAATGGATAAGTCTACTGAATGGCTTACACATGGTCATAATACGTCTAAACCTTTAAATTGGACAGGCATTTAAGGACTTATACGCCAGTTTAACATGCTCCCTATTAGGGGAGAAGGGACTTTAAAGTCCCATTTAGTTATAGTTATAAACTACTACTTTAGATTTAACTCGTTCAAGTCTTGAAAGACTCGGAAGTACCTGTAAAGTGCAGGGAAGGAACGCCTAACTTGGAGAGTTAAGATGGAAGTTACCTTTAATTACAGAGGTGTTACTTACGTTAAAAAGATTAATAAGTAACTTAAAAATACTTGGGAGTATTTATTTACTCCCTTTAGTGTGTTTTGCAAAACTCTTTCAAAATTTATTAAAAAAATCTGAATGGTTTAATTTTATTGTGAATTTTTAAAATTTCCCCTTCGAAGAAAATTTTGCGATTTACAATAATTAAAATGGCAAAAATACAAATTTGTAATTTCCTTCAAAGTTCCTTCAAAGTTGTAGTTTTTAAAAATTAAATGACAATATTGTAAGACCTCAAAAAGATTGAAAGTTCATTAAGTTCATTTTATAATGAACAAGTTGAACGACGACAGCACGTCATTATTTTTTTTCTAATAATTATAAAAGGTAGACATTGTCTACTTTTAAGAAATTCGAATCCCTTTTATAAAAGGTAGACATTGTCTACTTTTTAGATACTTAAAAGTTTCTTTGTAGATTGCTTGACGTATGCCATTTATTTTATTACGTTCTTAATAATGAAAATTACAAATGACAATTCAGCTAATACAGACACCAATTTAGAGTTGGTTGCCAATACAGTTTTGGCAGGCTCTATTAATAAGGAAAATTGTATTATGAAGACTAAAAATGAAATTGTTAAAATCGCTACTGCTGAGGCAAGAGTTGTAATTGGATTAGCAAAGGGTGAAATCCGAGGCGTTAAAGATATTGCTAGTAAAGTTAAAGAATCAAGCAAATCGGTTAGCCAGCAAGAATACTTAATCAAGGAAATTTGGAAACAAGCTAAAGTCCAAATGATGAGAGAGTATTTAAAAGGCGTTGATAAGCCTTCAGTAAAATTACTTAAGGCTGACGAAGTCGCTAAAAAGGAATATTCTAGAGTAAATAAAATTATCTCTAGAGTAAAAGAGGAATTAGGCTTGAAAGATAATAAAACTAAAAAGCCTGTTGATATGGTACAAAAATCAATCGACACTCTTTATAAATTATTAGAGGCTGAAGAAATGCAAATTGCTAATGAGAAACAACTAAAAGAAATCAGCGATTATCTAAAGAGGGTTGCGAAAATTAACAGAAAGTAATTAGCTAGAATTATGTAATTATTGAGAGAGGCTTCCGAGCCTCTCTCTTTTTTTATTGGATTTAAGAAAAGTAGACATTGTCTACCTTTGTGATTTGTGGTGTGTCGTGTGGTGTGCCATGTGTGTGTAAATTAATAATAAAGGAAGTGTGTGTTATGAAATTAAAACGACTAAATAATAAAGTGTGTGTGTGGTTACCTTATCAGACTATGAATTATCCTTGTGATATGAAAAGGTGTGCTAACTGGTTTAAGGCAATGTGTAAGAATTTACAATTCTTTAAATACAATCCTTGTGTGAATTATAAAAAGTAGACATTGTCTACTATTATGAAAGGTGTGTGTGTTATGACTATTGATAAACGTAATAGGTTAATTCAACTACTTGAAGATATAGATGAAGCATATAGTAGTATGTATTCGTATGGTGTCATAGGAGCATTTGAAATGAGTGGCGATACTGAAGACTGTCATCTTTTGAATGGCAAATTTAATAAGTTAGTTGATGAAGCAATGGGAATAATTAAGAACATGGAAAGTGTCGAGTTCGGAAATGGAAGAATAGATATATAAATAAATGTGTGTGGCTATTGACATAGGATTGTTTATATGAGAAGATATATAAAGAATAGAGAAAGTGTAGGTGTATTATGAATTATACTCACAATGGTGTGAGATACAAACTAGAGGGATTTTCAAGTGACTTTGCAAAGTCCTTGAAAGATAGAGAATATTCTAGAGGAGTGCGTGTGCAAGCCCTAGGAAGTAAAAGGTTTGCAGTAGCTATCGCAGACAAAGGAACAGAGATTGTTCGTGGTGTGTTGCATGATAGTGTAGGTGCAAATCTTGGTGAGTTACTAAATTGGAAAAAGTAGACATTGTCTACTATTACAAAGGAAGGAAACAAGTAAGTGTGTATAGCAATCATTAAACCTAGTGGCATTCCATTGCCAAGTGAGGATACTTTGCATTTAAGTTTTTGTGCAAACTCTCATGGAGCTGGACTGTCTACTGTGTCAGAAGATGGTGGGTTTATGATTAGTAAAGGTTACTTCGACTTCGACGAATACTATTCAGCATTGAAACAGTATGTGTCGACTGATAACCTTGCGTTTCTGCACATGAGAATTGCTACTCATGGAAATGTGGATAAAGGCAACTGCCACCCATTTCCTGTGTGTGATGATTATGGGCTGATGAGGTATGATGAAATAGATAATGCTGACATGGTGTTCATGCACAATGGTATGTTATCTATTGATACCGATAGCAAGGAAGTATCAGATACTATGACATTCAACAAGATGTTATATATGGGTGGAGTGAATCCTTTCAATCATAGAGCCAAAGCATTGATTGAAGAAATCATAGATGGGAGTCGTATTGCATTCATGAAAATGGATACAAATGGTACTCCTATCTATCGGAAGTATGGTGAGGGGTGGATTAAAAGTGATGGGGTGTGGTATTCTAACTACTCTTATTGTAATCCATTATATCCTACTCCTACTTCTACTAAAGTAACTTATGGTGGGTATGGTTTCGGTAACTATGCCTTCGAAGTAGAAGACTTGATGCCTGATGAGGTAGAGTGTGTGGCTTGGGGAGAGTGTCCAAGTACTATGCAGACTCTAGACTCTAATCATGTGTGTAAGTCTGCCAAGCTAGACTACAGTAATATAGTCAAGTGGTTACACAAAGCAAGTGCTGACGAGTTAAGGCTGAGTGGCATGAGTCAGCAGTTTATTGTCGAGTGGCAAAAAGTACAGAAAAGTAGACAATGTCTACCTATTGTGAAAGGAGTAAATAAAAATGGAAGCGTCAGCGTATAATCCCAAGACTATACGTCAGCTATACAACATATTCAGACGTGGTGTCGAAGACCAATCTGATGGGTATAGGTTTGACTATAACTTGGTTACTGCAGACTTGTATGTCAAGGTGCGTAAGTATCGTTATTGGCAAGGGGAACATAGTAGGTATCTACATGATAGACCTAGGTTCGAAGAACGTAAGTGTGCTTTGATAGGTTTCTACTATGACCTCAACCATGAGTATAGTGGTACATTGGTCAAGGGTATCAAGCAAATGGTAGAGAGGGGTCTAATACCTAAGGACGACCTTATATCATACCAAGAGTTCTGTAAGTATCTAGAAACAGGTGCTATTGTGTTGGTCATGAGAGGCTATGACAATGGTATTCAGTTCTATGTAGCACCCGAACACGTTGTTCAGTTTCGTGGTAGTGCGTTCAAAGTCATACCTCAATGGTGGTTGTGTGATGGGAATGGCACAAGACAAGAGGGACATAGGCATGAAGTACCAATAGTCGAGAGTCATAG